TCAATGTCTATGTAGTTCGTCGTAGCCTGGGAATCGTCTGCGAGGTGGTTGGTAATGCTCCGACTGCTGGCCCATGCCACAGGAACGGCTGCGGCTTGTACCGCTATCACATTATCAATATAGACTACTCCTGTAGCATCTGCCGCAGTAGCCTCAAGGCGTATTCTGAGGTCTACATCCGTTGTACTGCCTGGAACTGTATTATTATTTGCTGTCAGCTTGACGAACTCGGAGGCATTGACAGTTGTGGTAGCGACCTCAACATCTGTACCGTGGCTGAAATCCAGTTCCATAACCACCTTGCAATTGGTCAGTTCGTCTACCCGAACCCAGCATTGGAACGACCAGACCTCAGTAGCATCTACATCGGTGAGAGTTTGGAAACGCTCTACAACCTGACCGCTACCCCCCGAATCCGTCATCACCAGCTTGAGAGATGCAAGGCCGTCCTTCTTAACGCTGGTATCCCTTGCCGTGGTTCCCGTGGCATCTATTCGCTGCGTCCAATCTGCCAAAGCCGTACCAGTTACTTCAAACCCTGGGTCGGCTACATAGTTCTCGATTGTCTCCTCTGCGCCAAAACCGAACGGCTTGCAGAGCAGGGTTAGCGTAGCCGTAGCAATCTTGATGTTGACCGTATGGGCTGGGGAGAACTCATCACCTATGGCTAGGCTCCCCGTTAGGACATGGAAGTCCACCTGATTGGTCGCCCCCTCCCACTTACGCCTGAGAATAAGCTGAGAGCCAAGTCCCGTTGTGGTGAACTCGGCCCCACGTTCAAGCAAGGCGTGGATAGCGTTAATGTTGGATATTAGGTTGTCCTGGGAGGTTCCACCGATGAGCAAGGTGGCTGTCACCGTGCGGTTGTTGTAGGCCCGTTGCGTTATATCAGCACCATGCCTGTTCAGGTTGCGTCCTCCCACGGCTGTCCTGCTGGTTGGCACAGGAGCCAGGAACGGGGAACGTGCCGAGTAGATAGTCCCGTCGTTGAGGTCTATGGTCGTGGTGTCATTAAGTAGCTGTAAAGTCCACGCCATAGTCTAAAACTCCCCACCAATAGCCTCTTGTGCTGCTGCGCTACCGCCCAGATATGTATCGCTAATATCACCCAACTGAACTACAACTGGATTGAGTTCTCTGAATCCTGCCGCTAGGTCAATGGTGGGGTCTTTTGCGTGTGCTTGCATAAGTGCGAAAGCCGCCATCATCTTTTGGCTCTCCTCATGCATCGCAAACGGGGAAAGACCACCACCAACGCCCCCGCCACCAGGACGACCACCATTGCCACTGCCCACCATACCCTGCGCCATCCTACTCATGTCTGATGCTAGGGTCTGCTCACGATATTTATATCTCAGTGCTGCTAGAGACGGGATGAGTACATCGCTCACCTTGTCTGCCGTCTCCTCAACAGCATCGCCCACCTCATCCATCTTACCCTTAAACCGCTCTGCTTCCATTTCTGCGATGGTCATAACGTGCGGCACTGTCACGCCCAACTGGATGAAGTCATCAATGGCATCTACCGCAGCGGAGCCTAAGTCCATCAGCGCATCCGCCATCTCCTCTATGGGTGGAATTTGCTTAAATGGATTGATTGCGTTCAAGCCGTCTATCAACAAATTCAGTTTTTTAACAATGAAATTGACAGCCGTAGCAATGCCCTCCAGAATCTTGTTCCATATACTCAGGAAGAAATCCTTCATCCCGCCCCAGATAGCACCCCAATGGTCTTTGAGCATTATCAACCCCTTGATTAACGCTCCCCCAGGGAGTATCCATCCCAGCTTGCTCTCGTATAAGTCCTTGATGAACCCGAATACGGCTTGGGTCTTCTCTTGGATGCCTCCAAGGTTCTTATTCCAGGCTACCGCCAGCCCGACAACCCCTGCGACCAATGCCGCAATCGCTAGGACGATAAGGCCCACTGGCCCCATCATTAGCGTGAACGCCGCACCGACGGCAGGGGCAATCGCAACGATGCCAGGGAGGAACATCAGCAATGGCCCCAGCACCAGCAGGAGTCCACCTATGGCTGCGGATACCAGGACGATGACCTGGGTCAGCCCAGGATTGGCATCTGTCCATGCGGAAATCTTGCTGATAGCCGTGGTGGCCTTCTCTGCGAAATCTGTTATCACTGGTGCAAGCTGCTCCGCGATAGCCAGCATCACGCCCTGGAGACTGCCCTTGAGGGTGGTAAAGGAATCACTGAGCCGTGCTGCCTTGTCTGCGGCTTCCTGGTCAAACACCACCCCCATCTCATGGGCCTTCTGCTTCATCTCCTCCAGCCCTGCGGCTCCCCCTGCCAGCATAGGCAACAACGCTGTTCCCGCCCTCCCGAACACCTCCTGGGCTGTTGCGGCCTGTGCGGTCTTATCTGTCATGCCAGCAAGGGCCATGCTCAGTATCTCAAACTGCTGCTCTGGACTCTTGCCCACTAGGTCATCAACGCTGACACCCATCCTGTCCAGTGCGTCCACGCTCTCTCCCAGCCCGTCCTTCGCATCCACAATAACCTTGCTCATGCGTCGGATGCCTGTCTCCATGCCCTTTAGGGAGGAGCCAGATAAATCGGCAGCAACACGTAGTTCGGATAACGCCTCCGTGCTGAACCCAGTGCGGAGGGCCATCTTCTGGACTTCGTCGCCCAGCTTCGCAAACTGGGTAATGCTCGCAACACCCAGCCCAGTGATGAGTCCACCCGCAACAGTAGCGGCTCGACCCACCGATTTCATTTTGTCAGCAATGCCAGCAAGACCAGCCTTGGCCTTTGCTACATCTGCGTTGACGTGTATGACAACTTCGTTAGCCATGTTGCAACCTGGATAGATTTGCTAGTTGTTCTTCCATGTCTTGCGCCTTATTACTTGGAGCATCATCGCTTGCCAGGGCTAGGATACTCTGGATGCCGAATATCAGGTCGGCATCCTCTGCCAGCAGTTGGGACGGCAGGCAGCTATACCTCTGGCACAGGGAGTCTATCATCCTGGCACGGGTGAGGGGCCACGGCATACCGATGACATTGCCGTCCCTGTCCGTGCCACCCCCTACATGGAGCCACCGTTCGACCTCCCGCCTAAAGGGTCTGGCGGCTTTATGGCAGCATCTACCCATTGCTGGAGGATGACATTGGCGAGGTCTATCGGTATCGCTATCATCCCCTGACCCGTTGTAGCAATAGCGTTGCCGTTATCGTCCTCCAGGTTCCATTCCTCCAGCACTGACTCTCCGAATACCTGGAAGACCTGGAACTGCTTGTCGGCGGCTATTAAGTCCTGAATCTCCATGAATAGGGCAACAGGTACATCCAAACGCACAACCACCTCGGCTCCCTCGTAGGCCGTATCTTGGAAGATGAGCCGTGCCGTGCGCCTGGGAACCCTGTAACCCCTCGCTGCTTTCTGCGTAGTGGCTACCATATTCCCTCCTCTGCCTTCTTACACAATTGTACAAATGCGGATGCTAGGGTCACGCCCTGATACTATGCCCAAGTGGGGGCTGTACCGCTTTGCAGTACGCCTGGGACGCTGAACGTCAATTCACCGCTCGATGCCCTGGTCAGTGGATAGTCGGTGAGCAACTGCTCACTGGCTAGGGTCTGACCACTCATCACCAGAGTAACCGTTCGGGCTACGCTTGCGCTGCCCACGGTTTTGAAAACGTCGTGGCTCATGTTGCTCGCATCATTAAAGACCCCATCGAACGTTGCCGACAAATCTGCCAACAGTAGGAGGCGTTCTATCGCCGCCTTATCCACGCCCGTCACATCCTGGGTGCCTCTGGGAATTGACCAAGACAACCCCGTAATGTCGTTGCTAATAGTTCGGGCCGAACCTCCGCTATCATCAATCGCCACTGATACCGTTGGTGCTTCCTTCGCCATTTCTTACCTCGCTTTCGTGCCTTCTGCGGCTATGTTAAACTCGTCCAACCATCGCTCTGGCTCCATTGCGTTATGCTCAACTCGTCCTGCCTCTAACCTTGGCAAGTCTCTGGTCAACCACGGCCCACGCTCCAACTTCTTCCAATGGTCGCTCCCAAAGCACCTCTGCCCTGCTGGATAGTGCAGGGTGATTAGTCCCTCACCTGTGACCTCGGCCCTGTAATGTCTCTCTCTGTCAGCCCTGACGAACTCATACTGGGGGCTATCGGCCTCGACGGTTGTCGTCCATCCCAGCAGATAACGAGGGCAATCCACCTCTGCGCAAGTTGCCCTGCGCCAGTGGGTGTCTTTGGGCCAAGTGACCTGATACTGGCTAGTACGCTGTATCATCTACCGTCTCG